ATTAATTAAGATATTTCAGTACCCAGTTTATTTGGTTAAGCAATTCAAGTTTAACTCAATACCCGAAAGAGCTATCTCTGTCTGATATTTCTTTTTTAATTGTTCTTTCATGTCATCCATGTATTTTGGATTACCACCAGCAACAAGCTGTTCAAATTCGTAGGATTTTCCTATCTCATTAACAAGAACCTCTTTTGCTTTTTCTACATTTCCACATGAATACCATTTATAAAATTCAGTCTTAAAATCACAAGACGGTATTGTCATTTTTTCTTTTATCTCATTAACATCTTTGACTAAAAGCAAAAACTTGACAATAATTATAATCAATATTACCAACTGGATAATACCAGCCAACAAAGATATAACTCCAATAATTTCCATAACTTTAAATCATTATTTATTCATTAATACATTAATCAATCTCTCTTTCTCTTGAAGAAGTTTATCTTTCGCATCGATAACTTCTTTCAAATGCTTTATCTCAACCAATGCACTTTCAAGTTTTTCTTTATAATCCAAGTTTAAAGAATCCACATTGTTATTCTGACCTAAAACGATACTATTATTTCCTGTATTAGATTGATTGTTATTTACTGAATTATCAAAGAAAATAGTTATTGGAACATTAAAAATAGCAGCAAGCTCACGAAGCAATGAGGTGTTAACATCTTCTTTATCAAGCATATCATATACAGCTTGTTTTGTCTTACCCAATCGTTTTGCCAAATCTGCAACTTCAATATTTTGTTTAAGCATTAACTCTTTGATTACCAACCCAATTTTCATACATTTAAAGTTTTTATTTAATCATATTCATTGTTTTCTTGAAAAATATTTCAAGTTTTTCTTGTTTATATTTCAAGAAAACATTTAATTTGCACCATAAAGTTAGTGCAAAAGTGCAATAACAGCAAAATAAAGTTGGAATAAAAACAGCAAAATAGATTATTCACTCTAAAAAAGACAAGATATGGGACAATTTAGTTGGTTTACACAAGACACCAATCATCGCATTGTAAATGGCGAGAATTACAAAGTCGTAATGACTGATGATAAAGGACACAAGTATGTAGAACAATGCTATGAAGGCTATGGGGAATTCGGAGGCAAAGACTACTACGAACTTCTTGCAGAAATGAACGGCTTAGGTTCAGATAGAGCCAAGGGAATCGAACTTGCTTTTGAAAATTCCCCTAACGGCAGAAATCCAAATATCAAGCATCCATCAATAACTGAGAATGGAGAGTATTTCGGAGGTAAAGCACCCGAATCAGACCCCGACCAAGGCTTTCCTGATATTGACGAAGATGAAGAATGGGAAGATGAAGAATGATATGAACAACAGCACAGATATTTCATAAGAAATTAGTCGATAACAAAAAGTAGATAATCAATCTCGGCCGGGCTTGACCACCTTGCGGGGAACTCAGAAATAATATCAGGTATATGGAAAATCAATTAGAAATTATTAAATCCAATCTCCCTTATGGCTATGAGGGGAGCATTGCAAAAGAAGCAGGATGTTCAAAAGGCACAGTACATAATATCCTAAACAACAAGCCTGCATCTGCCCGTTCATCTTATAAGGCTAAAGTTCTCACAATAGCAACCAGAATGGCTAAAGAAGCCTTGGAAGCCTCAAAAGGAGTTTCTAAAGCGGCAGCCGAATTAGAAACATTGCAAAATGGAACTACAAGCGAACAATGAATTAACCAAGCGTGAAAATCAGATCGCCGGACTTGCCTTTTGCGGACTCGCAAAGAAAGAAATGGCAGACAGGCTTCACGTGGCTTACGGGACTATCAACGTATTGCTCGACAAAGCATACAAAAAGACCGGAACCAGCAAATTAAATGAACTGGGGTCATGGTGGGCCAATAGAGTATTTACTCTAAACATAGATTTTCAACAGCTACAAAAGACGATTATAGCTCTTTGCTTCTTGGGAATAACAATATTCCAATTTTCAGTAGATAATCATCACGATTATTACTACCGAACAAGAAGAGGAAGAACGCAAAGATACAAGACCGAAGAAATATCTCAACCTAATTATAAACAGGCAGCATAGCATAGAGTTGCAATGTGTTTCAGATAGTGAAGAAAGCTCGTAACCAATAATTAACCAACCAAAGAAACAGCTAAAATGGGAGAAAGATATTTAGAAAGAATTGTAGCAAGCGGCATAAAAATCGGAACGATTCAGACGCTTAAAGCATTAGGGCTACTGCCGGAGGTGGTAACAATCTCCCAAGCAGAAAAGATATACGGACGTCGTCTCATTACAGAATGGCGTAGTAAGGAATGGATAAAGTTTTATCCTGCAAAGAACAAGGAACGCGGCAAGTATTATGTGAAAATGTCCGAACTGGAAACAGCAAGTGCCATGATGGATATTCATAACAAAGTACCGGCCAACATAATCAAAGTATTAATGCAAGTACCATGACTGCAAAAGATATACAAATAGGGCAGAACATTTCAGCCGGATTCTTTTTCCGGTGCGGACATTATGGGGATGATGTGGACTACGCCATTATTACCGGAGTGGTTATACGCAAATTGGAATGCTATAATCAGGTGCTTGTTGATGTCGATTTAGAACAATCGTTTAATAGTCCCGGCAAATCAGTCTGGGTACGGTTAGACAAAGCAGATTTTAATATTAACAACTAAAATTCTCATTATGAGCAGTATTATTCAAGTTAAGATGGAAGAGCTAAATGCGCTTCCAGCAACGAAAATTGTCGAAAATGAAGGTGTACAAGCAAAGTTTATTCAAATGTACAATGCAATTTGGGGTACGGATAAGGGTGAGCAGATGTACCACAAAGAAGTATTCAATTTTCAAAAATTACTTCGAGATAACCCCGATGTATCCACTTCAAGCAAAATGTCCCTTTATGGCTGTTTCCTTGATATCGCAGTCAATGGACTAACATTAGACCAGACAGGGCATCCGCTCTGCTATATTCTGAGTCGCAACTGCAAAACTGGGTACAAAAACGAACATGGGAACGATATTTACGAAAAACGTGCATACGTTTCAGTTACCGGCTACGGTGAACTTACCATGCGTATGCGTGCCGGCCAAATTAAATATGCTGACAACCCCGTCGTCGTTTATGAGGGAGACCATTTCAAGGCATCTTTAGTCAATGGAGTAAAAAACATCGAGTATGAAGCACAATGCCCCCGCACATCAACCAAGGTTATTGCAGCATTCATACGCATTGTACGCAATGATAATTCAGTGGACTATCAATGGCTCATGCAAGGGGATATTGAACGCTTGAAGCATTATAGCGAAAAAGCAAATTCCAAATGGAATGAGCAGACCAGACGGAGAGAACTTGGTAATGCCAATGCTTTATACACTTCCAATAATGGCGGTATTGACCCCGGTTTCCTTGAAAACAAAATGATTAAACACGCCTTCGACGCATACCCTAAAGTACGTACCGGAAAATATACCATTATGGCAACCGACCAGGAGGAAGAAGAAATCATCGATTATGGAATTGTGGAAGATGCCAATATTGCACAGGAAGACCCAAACATTCCTTTCGGTGAAGAAAAACAGCTCACCGCACCGGAACCGGTATCTGTAAATGTCAGCAAAGCAGATGAAGAAGAAGGATTCTAACCATTAATACTTAAAGCTATGTCAACAGAATTAATAAAAGTAGAAGAGTTTACCTCTTTAATGAAAAGTGCCCCTGACGCCTTAGGCAAGAACCAAAAATCAATAGCCAACTGTAATTCAGCGGGACAGGCAATCTTAGATACGATTCAAGGAGAAGGCATGACTGATGAACTGGATGCCAAAGCTGCGGAGTATCTGAAGAAAGTTAATGTTACAATTACCAACATGAAGAACCGTCGTGCGCCTGTTACCCAACTATTCGACCGTATCCGGTCCATTTTCACGACAGATGAAAAAGCTATTGACCCAAAAGACAAATCAACAATTCCGGGCAAAATAGCTGCAGAACGTGATAGATATGCAGCACTGAAGCGTGAAGAAGAAAGAAGGAAGCAGCAGGAGATGCAACGACAAGCCAATATCGAAAAGGAAAAAGGAACGTATCGGTTTGCTATTGAACAAGCTATCAATACGCACATGAGTTCCTATTTTGCCGAACAACAGAAGAATCTGAGCCATATTTGGGAAAGCATTACACTGGCTACATTTGAACTGAAAGAAAAGAGTATTAGAGGTTGGTCAACTCTGTACCCTCGTGAGCACTTCGACACTTTCAATCAAGACATCACAACTTATTATCTGGACGCACAAACCAAAGCGAATATCAAGGCTGAAATTCTAAGCAATAAATATTCCGCTTTCTCTCAACAGTATAAGTTTGATATGGAAGATTTACGTCAGTCATTTATCGACCGTCTTTCCTCCAAAAAGAAAGAACTTATTGAGGAAGAAGAATTGCGCAAGAAAGATGCTGAAGCTGCTGCCAAAGCGGAAGCCGAAAGAAAACAACGGGAAGAAGAGGAGCGAAAACAACGGGAACTTGAAATACAGCAAAAAGAACATGAGCAGCAACAAAAAGCGGAGTCTTCTATACAATCCGCACAAATGAATAGTCTGTTTGCAACAGCTGCCGCTTCTGTTACAACAAGAGCCAGCAAAGCCAAAGTGACTGAAAGGATTAAAATACTACACCCTGCCGGCTTCTTGGAAGTATATCAGATGTGGTGGATAAATGAAGGTCAGAATCTGACAATAGAAGAACTTGAAAAAATCCACAAAAAGATGATTTCCTTCTGCGAAAAGAAAGCTAACAGCGATGATGAAATGAAAATCAAATCAAAATATATCCGATACGAAGAAGAAGTTAAAGCAGGAAAGTAATGGCAAATCTGGATTCATATTACTTGCGTACAGAAGTCAGCAACTCCGATCTGACAGAACTCAAAAACTATCTTTATCCCCGTACCCAGTATGGGGATAAAGAAAAAGCCTTCAAGTTTGGGACATTGGTAGATGCACTTATTACCGAAAACGAACGGGTACATTATAGTAAGCGCATGGTGGATGATGTAACCTATTCACGGGAAGATTTCGAGTTAGGCCTTGCCATGAGGGAAGCTTTAAGAAAAGAGGCAAGAAAAGACGAGTTCCTTAGAGCCGTTCTTTCCAACTCCGATACCCAGAAATTCATGGTAAACAAATCCCAGCGATTTCTCTACGGAAACTTCGAGTACACTCTTGATACCCGGTGTAAATGGGATTGGTGGTTACCTGGTTTTGGATTTGGTGGAGATTTAAAGACCACTTTTGCAGAATCACAAAACCAGTTCAATGAAGCTATAGATTTTTTTGATTGGGACCGTTCCAGAGCATGGTATATGGATATAGCAGGAAGCCAACAGGACTTTATCTATGCCATCAGCAAGAAGAACCTGAAAATATTCAAAGCGTTCATTATACGCGACGATGATACCTATAAACGTGGAAAAGAGAAATATGATGAATTGGCTTTTAAATGGTGGATGCTCTTTTCTTGATATATTTTAATCGAAAACGATATGAACATACTTATCACACCCAAAGAACAAATCTGCAAGGAACTTACAGATATTGACTCATTCCTCAATATAACAATGAGCGAAAATGCAGAAGAAGCCGTATTGCGCGGAAATGACTTGGCCGTATATGTCGCCCGTTCAGGAAAGTTATTAGCTGATGCTAAATATTGGCTTAACGAAGCCATGAATTCCGAAACAATGAAAACACTTGCCGAAACAGCAAAAAATGCCAAGGCTACAGCTACGGCAATAAACGCTTTAGTAAACTCCCTTTGCAGGGAAGAACGATATTTGGTCGATTGGTGTGAACGGTGCAATCGAACCGCAACACATCAGTTATCATGGTGCGTGACAGTAATAAGCAAAGCCAAAGAAGAAATGAAAATGGCTGGTATGTACAACAATAACAACAGACAAAAATGCTAAACGACCAAGAAGCACCCAAATACTTGCTTTGGCTTTTTATAGCCATTATCCTAATGGGATTAGACGAAAACATTACTGGATTCCCATTCATCATGGGAGCCGGTATAATCATATATCTATTTATTAACATGCTTATTCTTACATCAAAGGATGAGCCTAAAAAAGAGAACAATGGAAACTGCAAAAATTGACATCAAGCAGGCTGTCATTAAAAAAGACAGATTAAATGTTGTGTACAACGAGCGATTCACAGAAGCCAACTACACAAACAAGGTTACCAAGAATTGCGACCAAATCGTACATTCCGAACTGAAGGAGATTTTTAATCACTTGAAACTGCATCTTGTGGTATTATGCGAGCAACCCGAAGCGGAAAAAATCTACAAATCAAGTTTTACATCACCGGGCTTTGATGAAACTCTGAATAACTACTTCATTACCGGATATGCCAATGATAGCAACGATGGAGTACCGGGTATAACCATAATGGGAGGCAAATTACTACAATCCGGTAAAATTGTGGATTTGAAAATCTTTACTCCATTCGGAGACGAAGAATATAAATTTTCAGAAGAACTACAAATAGATGCAGCAGCTTGCGATGCGGAAGTGGAAGCATATCTCTTTGAAGAGAAATGGGGCATTAAGCAAGAGCGGTTAGACTTTGATAGCGATATCCCCGATGAAGCTGTTACCGATACAGAAGAACTTCCTGCAGAAGAAGAAAAGCCTAAAAGAAAAGGCAGAAAGACCAAAACTATAGCTCCTGCCGCTTAATCAAATTCGGGGCTGATTTCGTCAGCCCCATAAAACTCTAAATTACAAGTCATGATTATAGAATTAAAAGGAAACGTTTTTGAAGTTACTTTCAAGTACAAGCCCACTATTGTTGACAGAATACGTCAAATCACAGGCAAGAGATATGACGGAAGCAGAAAGAAATGGCTTATTCCTGTTTCCAGTCGTGTCGAACTTGAAAAAATGGTCTATCAAATCAGACCATTTGAAAATATCCAATGGGTTACAGGACAACAGAAACAAGAAGAGGAAGAAGTTGCGTACAATATACCGGAACTGCCGGAGCTTGATATTCCCCACTTACTAAAAGTAAACCCATATCCCTATCAATTAAAAGGAATTGCAAGAGGATTACAGCTCAAACGATTCATGAATTGCGACGAGCCGGGCCTTGGAAAGACACTGCAAAGCATTGCAACTATTAATCTTGGGAATGCCTTTCCTTGTTTGGTTATTTGTCCTTCTGCCTTAAAGGTTAATTGGGAAAGAGAATGGCATAAGTTCACAGATAAAAAGGCAATGGTACTGACGGATAAAGTACGAGATACATGGACTTTCTTTTATCAGACTGGCATGTATCAGGTATTCATCGTTAATTATGAATCGCTTAAAAAATACTTTGTACAACGTATCAAAAAAGAATCTGGTTGGACTTTAAGAGATGTGGAATTCAGAAACAGCATCCAACTTTTCAAATCTGTAATCATTGATGAAAGCCACCGTTGCAAATCATCATCCACTCAGCAGGCTAAATTCTGTAAAGGTATATGCAATGGTAAGGAATGGGTTATTGAACTTACCGGAACTCCAGTTGTCAATAAGCCTAAAGATTTAATTCCGCAGTTATCTATCCTTTCCAGAATGGAAGATTTTGGAGGATATAAGACATTCGTCAATAGATATTGTTCCGGTCAGAATGAAGCATCAAACCTGAAAGAACTTAACTATATGCTATGGACTAAATGTATGTTCCGGCGTGAAAAGTCATTGGTGCTGACAGACCTTCCCGATAAAATACGACAAGTAAATACTTGTGAGATAACTAACCGCAAGGAGTATATCGACGCAGAGCGTGATCTTATCATGTACCTACAAAAATACAAAGAAGCGGATGATGAAAAGATAGAGAAAGCATTACGAGGTGAAGTCATGGTACGTATTAATATCCTCCGCCAAATATCAGCCAGAGGGAAAGTACGTGATGTAATTGAGTTCGTAAAAGACTTTCGTGAGAATGGAAAGAAAATCATCCTCTTTTGCTCACTTCACGAAGTGGTAGATCAACTGAAAAGCTATTTTCCTACGGCTGTATCTGTAACTGGAAGGGACTCACAAGATGAGAAACAAAGAGCAGTGGATTCTTTTCAAAACAATCCCAAAACAGATATTATCATCTGTTCCATTAAAGCTGCAGGAGTCGGACTTACCCTAACAGCATCAAGCAATGTTGCCTTTGTTGAATTCCCCTGGACTTATGCCGATTGTTGCCAATGCGAAGACCGTGCGCATCGTATAGGGCAAAAGGATTCTGTAACCTGTTACTATTTCCTCGGCCGACGTACCATTGACGAGAAAGTTTACCGTATTATTCAAAATAAGAAAGCCATTGCCAAGGATGTTACCGGTTCCACAGAAGATATAGAGGAAAATATCGTTGATATGGTAGCGAATATTTTCAGCACAGATTATGATGATGAAGGTTTCTAATGGTAAAGCTATGGAAAAAGATATTAAACGTTTTGATTATTGGTTTTCTCATAATTATCAAGAACTGCGCAACAAGCTCTATGGAGCATTTTTTAATGAAGATATATTTCATGATACATACCTGTATATTAGAAATATTATCAAGACAAACAATGTTTCATTAATAGACTTCGAACCTTTCTTTATTGTGTGCTACAAAAGAAATAGGCAGAAAAATTTAACCAAAGAAAATCGATATTGCAAACTTGATATGTCTTTCTTCCAATCAATAAAAGCCGATGAAGAATTAGACATAGAAGAGCTTAGTAAACCTGATAGACTGGCATATAGCATTCTGTCTTTCATAAAGAAGCAAAATTCAGCTATAGACTATAGGCTATTTAAATTAAAAGTCTATGACACAAATTGTTCATACCAAGATTTATCGGCATATACAGGTCTATCTCCCAATATAGTTTATCGAAAAATAAACTCCATCATCCGAACAGTTCAACAAGAACAGTTTTTTCGCAAGCAGTATTCATCTATTGCTATTATATAACTAACCTATAGATAATTAAAGACATGAAACTTGTAGTTTATAACAAAATGAATGCCTTACCTTTGGGGCAGAAATCAAAAGAAAGAACAATCAGATTTAATCAAAGCAATGGGGTTATTTATATCTCTAGATTTCTAGCAAAGGAAATGGAACTCAAAGATGGCGATAAGATTATATTCGCCAATGATGAAGAAAGCAAAAAAGACTGGTTTATCGGTAAAACAAATGATGAATATGGTTTTGTCCTGCATTCCAGTAGAGCAGGTGCCCGTGTTCAAAGCAAATTTATCTGCAACTCCGTACTAAATGCCACCAAGACGAATTGTAATGCAACATTCCTTGTTGCCAAAGAAGCAACAGAATACAACGGAAATAAATTTTTCAAGATTATCACCTCTAGTCCTTTTATTACAATCCCAAGGAAACATCCTACAAACAAAAAACTTAAATGATGACACCACAGCAAAAAATAGACCGGCTGAAAAAAGCCGGCTATCAAGTTCAAGAAAAAGGTAATAAAATCCGTGCCGCTAAAGGTTCTTTAATAATCAATGGCACTATAAATCAAGTACACAAAGAAGTTTTTAACCGATAATTATATTGATATGAATACGTATAGCAAATATGTACCTAATGTTTTTCTCGCAAAATGCAGTGAGAAACACGAAAAAGGAGAAGTTATTGAAGTTACAACCAAATATGGCAAAGAGAATGAATGTATTGTATTCAATCTCATCTATGAACGTGAAGGCTTTTATTATTACTCCATCGTCAGAGCTGACGGATTTAATGTGCAAGAATGGGCCAAACAAAGAGCCGAGCGCCGCCATGATTGGGCCCAGTCTGCCGGACAAAAAAGTAATGAATATTTCAACCGCTCGAACAAAGACAAAGATTTTCTTTCTCTTGGAGAGCCAATCAAAGTCGGACATCATAGCGAGAAACGGCATCGAAAAGCGATTGATGATGCTTGGAACAATATGGGAAAAAGTGTTGAATTTAGCGACAAGGCTGCCGAACACGAAAGAATTGCCAAATATTGGGAAGAAAAGGCAAACACTATCAATCTTTCTATGCCGGAAAGTATCGATTTCTACGAACACAAGTTAGAGAAAGCGAAAGAATATCATGAGGGTGTTAAGTCTGGCAAATATCCACGTGAACACGCTTATACTCTCACTTATGCCAAGAAAGCTGTTAATGAAGCACAAAAGAATTACGAATTAGCTAAAAAACTATGGGGAGATTATCTGACGAATGGTGTTGTATGAACTGCGCCCGATTGAACGAATGTTTGATGAATGAACCAGATTTAAACTTACTTGACTATTGCGTGGCATACAGAGACTTAGAAAATAAAGAAGATTAATTAAAAACGGGACAGTTATGAAACAGACATTAGAAGAAGCAGCATACGACTATGCTACTAATAAAACAAAGTTTAGAAAAGAGGTTTTAAAGGAGGTTGATCCAGATAACTATGTTAGTCGGAAATCTGATTGTATGGAAGATTTTCAATGTGGTGCAGAATGGCAGGCAAAGCAATCTCCTTGGATAAGCGTTGAAGATAAACTGCCTTCTTTAAACCAAAAAGTAATAGTTTATAATGGGAAACAAGTATATATATCTCATAGGACAGAAAAAGACTACGCAAAAGATGCTAATTCCTTCTTGTATGGATTGCAAACCTATAATGTTGTAGCCTGGATGCCCATCCCGTCTTTCAATGAGATACTTGAAGTCAACAAGTTTGAAAGACAAGATAAACAAGATGTGTACTTTGAAAAAGTGGAGGATTGAGTATGAAACATGAAATAAAATTCAGAGGAAAATGCTTTAATAATGGGCTATGGATAGATGGCGATTTGATAACAAGCCTTACACCTAAAGGGAAAATGACTAAATGTCCAGCAATCCATACGACTTACGGGACGATAGGTACTTTTTTTGTTCAGTCTGAAACTGTTGGGCAATACATAGGCTTGCGTGATAAGAATGGGAAAGAGGCCTATATTGGTGATATTGTAAGATTCACCCCAAAAGTCTTAAATATTATCGGTTCTGGTTATGTTAAAACAGATTATGAACTACTAGCTGTAATAGATACAGATGAATATAATCATTCTATACTTTGTATTCTTCACGACAAAGGTAGATTCAAAAAAGGAGAATTTTATCATATTGAAGGGGTGTTAAACGGCGAGATTATTGGTAATCAATATGATAATCATTAGTTATTGGAGGATTAATAAATGGTAATAATCAATGATAGAAAATTCTATGACAAACCCGGTAGTTGCGGCTCATGCCCTTTCTTCTTTAGTGGTTCAACACATCTTTGCACAAATAAAGGTCGAGGAATTTGTACGCTTTTCAATGAAATGCACCAACCATACATCAATCCACCCAAACGATGCCAGAAACTATTTAATAAAGCATTCCGTATGCCTAATGGGAGCAACCTTGTAATTGTAATGCAATAAATCTGTCCATTATATATTTAAGTAAACGGTTACTGCAAAAATATGGAATCAAACCTAAGACACCTTATAGCAAAAATGACTAAAGAAAAATGTATTGTATGCGGAAAAGAAACTGTATCAGTCATTAAGACTGATGCAGGCTATATCTGCTACAACTGCTATGCTGAGCAAAAGAATCCATCCAAAAGAAAAAGGAAGAAAAACAACGAGGAAGAACGTATGCAATGCAAGTTCTTTGAAGAAGTGGAAAAGATATTCCCAAAGTTACCCAATAAGCTTCTCTTCGCTGTTCCGAATGGTGGAAGCCGCCATATAAGGGAAGCCGCTAATCTCAAACGGCAAGGTGTAACTTCCGGCGTATCCGATGTTATCCTACTAATCCCAAAGAAAGGCTACGCTTCGCTATGTATAGAGTTTAAGACAAAGAAAGGCATCCAATCGGAAGAACAAAAAGAATTTCAGAGGCAAGCGGAAAACTGCCGAAATAAGTATGTTATTGCCCGCAGTGTCAAACAAGGCATTGACGCACTAAAGGAGTATCTGCTATAAAGATGAGGGGGTCGCTATTCACGAGACCCCCTCACTGCTATTTTGAGACTTTTATAAATTCATTGTAATCAATCTTTGTGTTGGGATTAAAATTAACCAATTCCAGTTTATACCCCTTTGTGCCCCAACTCCACCACAAGAATTTTCGTTTTGGTATTCGATGAACAACAGCCGCCAAACTATCACGAATATTATAATAAACCGTAGAATCCTTGAAGCAAGCTATCACATGAGACCATTTGCTATTAACCTCTAAACAATCCGGCCTGTCCGGAAGTGGATGCCAACGGTCTGCATAGATTGTTTCTGTTGAATGAATCCCGGTTTTAACCAAAGCCTCAAGATGTTTGTTTTTAATGCCGAGTTCTTTTATTGTTTGAGCATCATCGGCACGATACTCTTTCAGCTCATCAATAGTCAAGTTCAATGCCGACACAGAAACTGCATTTAAACTATCCCGAATTTTATAGGACTTTATGTCTTTCATTAAGACTGCAATATTACCGGATTGACGCTCACATTCCTTTTGCAGCTTCCGATTAGATTTAATCAAGCCAATAGTAACAGATACCAGTGCTACTAAACCTATAAACAACCATTTTTTCATATAATCTTAGACCTTAAGATAATTAGCTATTCCAATGGCATGAGCCTTTACAATTCGCGCTTTCCCATCAGCGGAAAGTAAGAATTCAACATCTTCCTTATTATCCTGAAAAAAGTTTTCGGTAAGAACTGCCGGACATTTCGTTTTCTGCAAGATGTAGAAGTTTTCTTCCCAGTCAGGATCTTTATCCGACCAATCGCTGCGTATTTTTATCCCGGCCGGAAAGCATTCAGCAGCCGATGCGTACAGACATGATGCCAATACATCGGCTTTTGTACTTCCTTTGCTCGTGTAAGCAGACCAGCCTCTTGCTTGCATCCAATCTATTCCAGAACCTGCAGCATTACAATGAATGGAAATCAAGATTACATTAGATGTACCCAATCTGCCACAAATCTCATTCACACGCCGGCATCGCTCTGATAGTGGAACATCTATTGTCTCCTTTACAACCCTTTCAGCATCAATACCCATTTTGCCTAATTCCAGAACAAGCATATCTGCGATTTCACGAGTCCAAGCATATTCCCGCAATTTTCCATCAGGAGAGCGCTTGCCCTTTGTATTCTCACCGTGGCCGTTATCAATTAGTACTTTCATTTTCTTTCAACTTTAGTTTTAATCTGTTCAATTAAATCTTCTGCATCCTTACTGCTAATACATTTTACTATCTTTTGTGCCATATCGGCTACATCGGCAGCATGAGACTTCTTTTTGCGGCTGTTTTCCAACACAGAGCGACCTTCTATGCAAATAATACCCACCGTTATCAAAATCATGCAATAAGGAGCTACATACCAGGAAATGAACAGTCCCAAGACATCGACCATTGTACCGAATATCAATACGCGGAAATAATCAACCACTTTAGCTACAGTTCTTCTTAACCCCTTACTGTCAATTTTTTCTTTATTTACTCTTGCTGCATCAATGCCACTCCACATATCCACGAATGAAGAAACGACAATAAAGATACAGCATGTAAACAATACGATTGCATACAAACGTAAGTCTGCAAACTTTATCCCGCCTATCTGTTCAATCACTTCGACCATTAGAATACAGTATTAATTATCCATGAAAAAACATAAACAACACCAATAATAAGGTCTGCTAAATAAGCGCCACGTAAAGTCGCCTTGACATCTTTCTCATCAGGAATATCATCCTGCGCTTCTTTCCATTTTGCTACAATATAAGCGCATCCTGTACCAATAGCAGCACCAGCCAATACCGGAACAAACTTATTTCCAAACAAGAATACAGCAACCAACACACAAATAGCCACAATCAAGAGACCAACCAAGCCGTGGATAATTTTATCCCAGCCATACTTTTCTACCAAATCATTACTCGCTTTCATAAACTCTTTTCTCCTAAAATATAAGCCAAGAGAGAAATTGAAGCATAAAAAAAGCAGCCGGAATTCGACTGCTTTAACTTTTAATGATTATCTTTGCAACATCTCACTTACAACACATGAAAGCGAACCTGAGAACGGTGGCATTTGCCCCCGGTCATTCGGGTTCGCTCGTTATGTGTTAAAAGTAGGTGAGATGATTTTTAACAGGCCGGGGGCTTTTTTCTTTCCTTCCCCCAAAAAGGAATATTCACATACTATTCAACTTGATATTTATTCAGACTGAACGTATCTTTCTTTTTCCAACCGTCAGCAAGCGTTTTTTGGATATGTAACATGACTTTGGTATAGAAGTCTGTCAATTCGTTCAATGCCGAAAACTTCCGATAAACGGGCGTTTCATCTGTACCAAACTTGAATACAACCGGAAGGGTTGCACCATTTGTCTGTACGGCCAAATCGTATGCAGCTTTGTAGTTGAACTGATTTTCTCTTGAAAGCCATACCTGCACACCCTCGTATGAAAATCCTTTCAAAATAGTTTCGTCCACCTTCTGGTTATACCAATCCATAATCAAAGCCTTAACTACTTCATCTGACGGTCTGCCATTCAGAAACTCCGCTTCCATATAGTCGGCGGAACCGTCTTCATGTTCTTGGATATCCCAACGGACACGCCATTTATTCTTTGCCGGACTGACGCATTCTATCAGTTTCACATCGGCTGTACCTTCTACTCTTTTCATCTTAACTGAATACATACTTGGTTCTACCTTTCCCGAAAGTTTCCGTCTTGATGGTGGTCTCAAACGGAAAACCGTCAGGGATTTCTTCAATCTGTTTGAGGATATTCTTCATTTCCTCACTGTTGGTAAAGAACTTCTTGGGTTCGCCGTTCTGTTCTATAGCCACAATACAACGGTCCTCGCCTTGTTCCGTCTTTATTCCCATCTCAAAATCCTTGACTATGATAGGAAGGTTTACCAACTCACGGATACTTACCACCGTACCCGAAAATCGCTTCTTACCGTCTTCCGGCTTGTAAGCGACATTTAAATCTTTAAATGATTTCATTTTTTTGCCTGTTAATTTTTTAAACAACTTATTACAATCGGCGTGTTTCGTCATGCCGTAGAAACTAGCAATCAGTTCCCGCCTTCTTTTTCTACTTTTTACCTCGTGCATCTTCCGAGCAAACTTCTGTTTGATGCGTTTCCGCAATCCTACATAGTTAGGGCGAATAACATAGCCGAGAAAATCAATGCCTTCCTCTACCGGAAATACCCGTTCATTAGGCTTGATTTCCAAATCTATTTTCTTTACTTGCTCATGAATAACATCACGAATCTTCCACAATTCCGCTTTCATTTTACCGAGTACTAATCCGTCATCACAATAGCGATAGTAATATCGGATACCGTACTTGTCTTTCAAATAGTGGTCTAAAAATACAGACAGGAGCAAGTTTCCCGCCCCCTGTGAACTGCGCAGTCCGAAACTGATACCTTCCGGCAGCAATGTCACGAACCGCTCCAGCAGCACCAACAGCCTTTCATCCTTGAATACCCTGCGGAAGCACCACATAACAAAGTCCTGCCGCGCATTATCGTAAAACCTACGGATGTCGAACTTGTAAGCATATAACGTGCCTTCCGGGTCTTTTTGCAGATCGGCACGTATGCGATTCATTAGGTCATGTGTGCCACGCCTTTTGATACTTGCTCCGGTTGTCCGAATATAGCGTTTCTGCAAATGACGGTCTACAACATTCATTACGGCAAACACAGCAATACGGTCTTTCATGGAAAGTATCTGTAAAGTACGTTTCTTACCGTACTCCTCAATCTCTCTTTCATGGTAACCGCCAAGCTGGAATGAACCATCCGCAATAGCAGTCGTAAGTTCAATGATTATTTCCTCCCTATGAGCGAGTAAATATCGTCCTTGCTTTGACCTTTTACGATTTGTACCACGCAGTACTGTATCGAATGCCTCCGACATATTGGAGTATTCGATAATTTCCTCGATGATATATCCTTCCCTGCGCATACAAATTCAGCTATTGGTTAATAAACATGGAAGATAAGGGCCTTCCTTTCCCCGGGTCTGACTTCTTCGAACTGATAACAGCCTACCAAACTCCACCCGACGCGTGATTTTTCAGCTTTCCACCTTTAAAGGTGCTATTGCTGCGGCTTGTTTCCCTCGGCTCCGCCTTGGGGACACGTCCCCGTGCTGTACGCCGATTTATTAGATTTCCAGACGGGAACCGACATTCGTATTCGAATTCGACGCATCGTTATTCGTATTCGCATTCGATACACCACCATTCGCATTCGCATTGTTGTACCCACGATAAACCACACGGCTTATAGGAAACTCCACCTTTTTAATTACAAAGGTATTACTTTTCATCTGAAAACTGTTTTAAATAATATTTTCGACGGGCTTACGCCCGTTTTTATTTTGCATCACTTCACATAAGCGAGAACGAAGCCGCTTTTCGCTTTGTCGCTTCGCTCCCGCTTTCGATTAAGCTATTTCGGACAACGCCTTATATGCTTCCACGCTTTCCGCCTTGACGAGCCGACCGCGGAAGGCCAGACGCGAGCC